ACGGATTCTATTCAAAGAATTCATAGTAAGGCCAAGGATTTACCCTTATGGTGTTCTGTAGATTATGAGGCAGCTACCGATTTATTGAGAAAGGATGCGTCTCTGAAAGCCTTTTCAGGTTTAAGAGACTCCCCTTATTTTTATCTCGGCTATTCCTCTCTACTTAGTGGTATGGCTCACTATCCTGACGGTTCTTCCGTTCGCATAGTTGAGGGTCAGTTAATGGGTCACCCGTTGTCTTTTCCATTGCTTTGTTTGATTAACTTAGCAGTGTACTGGACAGCAATTGACCGTTGGGTTGAAGATTCTACTCCTCGTGAGAGGGGTAGAACCACTCGTTTGGCGAGAATTATGCGCTGGAACGTACTTGTCAATGGTGATGATATGCTTTTTAAGTGTACCAAGACCTTTCATGACAAGTATTTCCTTCCTTGTTGTGTTGATGCCGGATTTAAGATTAGTGTTGGAAAACACTATTTATCACCTTATTTCTGTATGATGAATTCTCAGACATTTCTGGAGCGGACCATTAATGGTTTACCTCAGATGTGTCGTAAGACTTATCTTTCGCAGAAAGTGATCACCGGTATCTCCCTTAAGGGAGGTGAATCTGATTCTACACCTCTTTTGGCCGCTCGCGACCTAAATAAGATGGTTCGACATTTACCTTGGGCTGCATGTTGCATCCCTCAATGTTTGTCGAGGTTTCAGAATCGTTGTTTTGGCAAGTATTTTCGTCCTTGCTGGTATCTTCCTTGCCACCTTGGTGGCTTCGGTTTGAATCCAGCCTTTGCTCCCGATGATTGGTTTAAACACCTTTCCCGAGTTCAAAGACGAATGGCTTCACAGTTTGTTTCAAATCCTGAGCTACAGCTGTTTTCGAGAGAAGGATTTTCCATCCCTCTTGCGAAATTTGCTGGTGCGGTGCTGAAACCTAGACTGGTTGTTGGAGAGTATGTTCCCCGTGATTTTGAAGAATTGTTTGATGATGACCCTTGGGTTGCTCGGATTGCTTATGCTTTCCGGGCAACTGGTCAAGTTCAGACAGGTAATTCCTGTTCGAGCTTTTGTCCTAAGTTTGTGAAAACAGACTATAGACTTCATCCGATGTCTCTTCAAGGTATTTGTGATTATTGGAACGCCCGATGTTTCATCACGAAGAAATCACCTTGCCCTCCACTCGCTCCGATCTTTCCTTATAAAGGTCGATCTGATCGAATTTCTTTTCATTATTCTCGTTGTGTTGAGCGTAAATATGGCAACCTTGTTCATTTTGATTACAAGGATGTTACTGTTCGCGCTCCAAATCCACCTGTGGATTTGAACGAGTTTGATGAACTGGTTAGAATGAGTAGATAGATGGATAAGACCCGAACAAGTCGTAAAACTGTTCATTGGGTTTCTGTCAGTAATAGTCCAAAACGTTGTCCCTATAGGGGCGTAAACAATTACGTGCTAAATGTCACTTTTGTGGCTAAAATGCCGAGAGACTACACGGAACTTCCGATTGGCCTATGCTAGTTGGTTTGGCAGAGATGAATAGTCCCGCTTTTGATTTGCGGAATCCAATACAAAATCATGCCTCCTAAGAAGATTCAGAACTCTAAGAAGTTGAATATGAAACCACTGAAGAATAAACGCGTTAGCGTTCCTTCTGCTGTTGGTAACCTCGTTACAAC